TGAAGATTGTCCACCTGTTATTCCTGTCTTAGCGGTGTTAGCTGCTACTGCTGTATTATTTGCTACCTCTGTATCAAAGTCTGATATTGTTGATGCTGCCTGTGTACCTGTATGATTTGCTCTTGCTATTGGATTTACTGCTAATTTGCTTAATACTATTGCTGCCCCGGCATTGATATCTATATTTAATATTGCACCGTCTACTATATGTGCTGATGTGATTGAACTATTTGCTATTGCGCATGAGGCTAAAACTTTTACTTTATCTGCTGTACCGCCAATACCGTTCCCAGCGTCTGCGGAACCAGGCATCTAATTTTCTCCGCGGTGCCAGATATCTGCGTTAGTTGTTCCTGTTGTGTGTTTAATTTGTACTATGACTTTTGTATAAGGATTTGATAACGTGTGAACATCTGGTGCTACTGTAGTGGCTATTGAACCGGTAACCAGTTCAACCCAGCCTTTATCATCATCGTCTGTACCTGTTGCTGCTACTATACTTGCTAGAGGTCTTAAGTTTCCTAAAATCTTATAATCTAAATCTCCACCTGCATTATTATGAACTATGAATGCTGATTCTCTTATGGTTCTTACATCTATGTCTAATACTGTCACATATGCTGCTGTTGTTGCTACTTCTTCTGTTTCATTATATTGTCCTATTAGTGATCCCCCGTCATTAGCTATTTTTTCTCTTTGAGTATCTACTTGCGCCATAATATACTATATGTGGCAAATCATATATAAAGATGACTGATTGAAGAAAAAAAAAGTGAAGGTTTAGTTAAAAACCAACTACTCGGACTTTAATTGCTAACGAATTAACGATAGCGGATGATGCTGCTAGCTCAGTAAAGGCTTCTGGGGTGGTATTTGACCCTGCTGAATCATCATTAATGTATCCGAAACACTTTACTTTACCCGTTGCTGCTGCTCCTAATGCTGCAGGCACGTATTCAAGTAGAAGTCCTTTGTCGTTGGATATGATTGATGCTTCAATAATGGTGCTAATTCTACCGCCCAATGAAAGGTCAATTGTTACGCCATTTGTACTATAGGTATCACTACCTGCAAAAGTAACATCTACAACTGTTGTTTTTAGTTTTGATGTCAGTTCTGACTGAATGGATAACGTTTTTCCTGTTAGATTTTGCCAATCTGAATTCACTGCGACTGTGTTTGCCATATATAAATGTAGTATTAATCATATATAAGTATTAGTATATAGTCTCCCCTTGAGAGAATTTAAAAAAAACCTTAACAAGTGTTAAGTGGGATAGCTTTGTGATAAGACTAGAGTTTAATATCTCTAATTTTACCTTGAGCGATGAAACTTCTACATACGGTTTCACCCATAGTTCTGAATACTCCTTTCTCAACGAATGCGTTGTTGATAAATGGGTAGCCTGGACTTCTACGGGTTGCTTCATAGTATTCTGTTGGGATTGATACCATAATTCCTAATCTTGGATATCCATATCCTTCTGCATCAGATGTGTCTAATGCAAATAGTCTTCCAACTTCGGATGTATCACTAGCATTGCTAGGAGAATCTTTTGTTGGAATGAATGGAACTCCATAGATAGAGTCTACGTGTATACCTACACCGGTTCCTTTGAAAGTTTGGATACCGTTTACATCGACTTGTACCAGTGCTTCACCGTATGGATTTGCAATACGGACTGAAGGCATGAACAAGCCTTGTATTTCGGAATAAACTTCGTGAGAACCAAGGAATACATTTGGATCTTTACCAGCTTTCTTGCGTATTGATCTAAGGAAAGTTCTTAACGTATCATCAGTTAATATTCCATTAGTACCGATGGTACCAGATGGGGATACAACTGTTGAGTCGTATGTTGATGAACTATCTCTATCAATTACTGCGCCACTGCTTCCTTTCCAAGGATCATAGTTATCTGTACTATTTGAACCTTGTAAGTTGGCTTCAGTTTGTGATGATATAATTCTGTCTAATGATTCCCAGTTAAGTGAACCAGTATGGACAGCACAAGCTGCGGCTGCTCCTGCTTCTACATCGGCTAATAACATTCTGTTAAGCATTTCTTTATGTTGAACTGCCATGAATAGTCTAAGTGAACCTAGACCACCCCAGATGTCATCTTTAGAGTGTGTTGCAAGCCATTCCATTACCTCGGAGGCACTGAATGGTAATTGAGCGGTTTTTGGTCGTACATCAATTTCTGCAAGTGTTGGTTTTATGGTGTCGGCAATTAATCCACCTTCAGCTGTACCACCTAGGGCGGTATTATTACAGGAACCTGTGTCTACAAGTGTGTCTGCTTTAGCTGTTATAACTCTCCAACCTGATTTGTCCCAAGGATACTTTGGTAAGATACCAAATGCATTGGCTTCAAGATTAAGTTGAGCCCATGCGTATGCTCCGAACACTGCGTTGAAGGTACCAGAAGTACTGGTTGTTACGGGTGCGTCTGCCTTTCTCAAAGAGTTACGGTTGTAGCCATAGTACAGTGCTTCTAATTCATCAATGGTTTGGATCTTTACCATGGTTGTTCACCCTGTTCTGGACTGCCGAACTCTCCTTTCAGAATACGTCTTCCGACTGCTCCAAGATCTTCATGTCCTACTTCACGAGCTGCTTTAAGCACCTCGTTTAATTGAATACCAGAAGATTTCTCTACGGCTTCAAGTGCAGCACCTGGTCTTGGGGTTTCTGTAGTGAATGTTTGCTCAGATTGACTAAAGCTTTTCTCTTGCATGCTGAGATTATTTTTGTCCTTCTCTTCTGCATTTTCAGCGTCAGATTCTCTAATTCCAGCTTGGTTTGAATTGCTTTGATAATCATCTGGGACTTTGACTTTTGCACCAATATCCTCTTTTGCTGAAGTTTGTGGCTTCAACGGTAAGTCTGTTGGTGTTTCCATGGCTTTAATTCGGGAATCAAATGAATCAACCTTGCGACCAATTCCTGAAATTTCCTCTTTAAGACCACTGATGTCGAATCCTTTGATGGTTTCGGTCAATGCTTGCAATGAAGAGTCAAATGCAGATTTCTCTACTTTTTCTTCTTCTTCACGTTCATCGTCTTTAACGTCTTTTTGTTCTGTCATGTCGTTACTATATATACTCTATTTGATATATATAAGTATGACGCTTAAATGCGTTTTTTTAGGTCAAATTGTAACTTTAATAGATCCAGAATAGATTTATTATAATTCCCTACGGATGAACCTGTGACGGTATCATCTTCACCTGAATACTTTGGTTCTTTTTGTCTTGGTCCTCTATCTCCTTCACCTGTATACTCTTCTTCTTCTCCTACTCTTGGATCATCTTTCTGTCCTGTACCTTGTTGTGAATTATCATAGGCTCCCCCGACCCTAATTCCTCCTGATCCGTGACCAGGATCTGCTATGTTTATGGATTTTTGTAGTGTTTCAGAAGTATCTTCACCAGGGTTGGCCTCTCTATCTATGAATGTACCTTCTATTGTTTCTACATCACCTGTGTTAATATCTTTGTCATTTTGGGATTCTTTCTTCTCAGATTTATTTGTTGGTTCATCAAAACTCTCTGCAGGTTCGTCATTATCAAGTCTCATCTTGCCGTTTACACCGTCTTCAGCGTTTACTCCGGCCATGGCTCTGTCATTCTTTATAGTATTTCCATCATTTGGATGTTGAGATTCATCGTCATTCCAACAAACTGCATCATAGTGTATACTTCTACATGTTTTTGGTACTCTTTTTGGCATGTTTAATTTAGGTGCTTGTGGATCTTTTGTTTTATCAACATCAGACAATACATCGTCAGACATGTTAGTATGGTTTCCTTTTGGGAACATTGCACTATTATGTGTATGTGCTGCACCTGTTTCACCTGGGCCTTTGTCATGATAGTTGTCATGTATAACACTTTTTGGGTCTATTTTATTTTGTCTTATATGATTTCTTATTGTGCTTGTCTGGCTGTCAGTATACGGTGTATGTGAGTGTACTGAAAACTCGTTTGTTTTATCATTATGTGTGACTCTTGCAGCTCCTGTTTGTTTCATAAATGATGACAAGTCTTTATGTCCTATGCCTTTAACTTGATCCTCGTGTGACTTTGGACTGTGTGCAGTAATCTTGCCGTCTGTAGTAATAAAATGTCTATCATGAATAAAACTAGATGACCCTACGCTTGCATGTAATTTTTGCTCAGTCTTTGTCACGTCTTCTTTTTTATCTTTACTCCATTCATCCAAAACAGTGACCTTGGTATCTTCATCTTCGTCATCTTCTATCTTAACAAGTGCATCTTTCTTAAGTGCGTCAGCATCTTCTGTCTTCTCTGGTTCATTCATTGGATGTAATGTTGACTGTGACTCGTTGTCTCTTGTTTCTCCTGGCTCTCTACCTGCGTTCCCTCCGTGTGGCGGTTCTCCTGTATATTGTTGACTCTGGGTATTCATCTTTTTTTTTTGATCTTCATCGTCATCAGTGTATTCCCTTACTACTGAGTCAGTATTATAATCTGTTTTTAACAGTTCTATTTCATGAAGTATTTCTCTTTTCCTAATTTCAACTTTGACAATCTCTATTGCTTTCATTGCCTCTATCTGTGAATCAGTATACTCTGGTTTGGATGGTTTAATTTTTGTTCCAGTATTGATAAATTCTGACTCTTGTTGTAATTTCTCCTGATTGCCCATGGTTCCAGTTACTTTTGTATCCTGTATAAGTCCTCTACGTGCCTCTGATGTGGCTGGTTTAAACTTCATAGTAAGTGTTAAGTTTAACAAGTC